ATTTGAAGGTGGTTTTGCTCTCCCCGATGACTTAAGCGAACAAGTGCTTGAGTTTATGGGGGAAGTTCCTAATTATCAAGATATGTCAATTCCTGTCAATGAGCAATATCTAGCTTCTTGGCAAGCAGCTAATCAAGTTACTTCCGCAAATAACAACACACCGCTGTCTAATGAGCAGCTACAGCAGATTAAGACTTTTGCTGCGTTACAGCCTAAGTATGTGCCTGTAGTTCCGGGAGAAGGAGACAGGTATAACAAGCGTATGGAGCAAGCTAAGCAAACTCCCGGCGCTATCTATTCTAATTTTGAAACTTATGCTACTGCAATGCAAGAGCATAATGACCAAGTACAACAGTATATTGAACAAGAAAACATCCCTACTTCAGTAACAAATGAAGATGGTGTAGAGTTAAAATTAAATTTAGGTATTACCCCCGCTTACTATAATGAAGAAAATGCTGGTGGTAAACTAACTCAAGAATTAAAAACAGGAGCTACTGGCGACTACTATAATCAAATTGGTGAAGTAGGTCAGTATGGTACTTACTACGTAAAAGAAAAGAAAACTGATTGGCGAGACAGTCTTGAAGCATCTATACCTTTTGTAGCTGCTTTTATTGGAGCTTCTGTAATTGCCCCTGCAATTTCTGCGGGATTAAAAGCAGCAGAAGGTCTTAGTGTAGCTCAAAAAATATCTTACGCTACTAAAGAAGTAGGTATAGCTCTTAAAGCAGCAGCTAAAGGCACTTATTCTACAGTAACCGCAGCAACAAACGCAATAAATTCAGCGGCTACTACTGCGTTAGGTACAGTTATACCTTCTTTTGCAGAGTCTGGCGCTACTTTTAATTTAACAGGGTCTATAGCTGCAATTCTTACAGGAAAGAGTGTTGCAGATCAGTATTTAGATAAAGAATCTGCTGCTATTCTTGAAGAACTAGGTGCAGCAGCAACGTCTGGCGGTATAACCTACAGCGGCCCCGGAGCAGGCCCAGATGGTTCTTTTGACCCTAGTGTAATCTATAACATTGCTGCAACAGCGGATGCTCAAGCAGAAGAAGATACTAGCGAACAAGACGCTATAGACATAGCGGCGGCTGCTACTGCCGCTGTAGACGCGCTAACAAATCCTGAAGATACTCAGGAAGTTATTGCTGCAAATGATGCAGTAACTGCGGCTGAAACAGCGACACAAGCTGCATCAGACAACGTATCAACTGTAATAGAAGAAACAAATGCTTCCGTAGCTAGTGCTGAAGGCTATGCTAATTATATGCGTAATCGTTATGGGCCTTTTAGTTCTAATTACAAAAGAGCAAAGGCAGCAGAAGACGCTGCAAAACTAGATGCGCGTAATAAAGTAAACCAAGCACGTACAGCAGAAAGTGTAGCTCAAGCCAATTATGAAGATGCTATAAAGCTACAACAGGGTACTTACAAAGACGCTCAAGATGCTTACAGAGTAGCTCAGGTAGAAGCACGTAGAACCGCTGAAGCAGACGTACAGCAACGTATAGCAGAGCAAAAAGAACAAAATAGGATACAACGAACCACAGACACAGACGGCGATGGTGTTTACGACGTTGTTGATCTATTCCCAAATGACCCTACTGAGTGGGCAGACTCTGATGGAGATGGTGTTGGAGATATTGCACAACAAAAAGCTCTTGATGAAGCATTGTTGACAACGATACCTGATTATCCTGAGTTTGATGACCTTCCTGTTGTAGTCCCTGTCGAGCAAGTACCACCACCAGAAGATCCTCCATTAGATATAGCAGAGCCAGTTGTAGAGCAACCTGTAGAAGACCCCACTACAGGGGGCGGTGGTGATGAAGGAACTCCGGCAGAGCCTGTTGTTGCACAACCTACAGATGTAGGAGAAGAACAGCCTACATCCACAGACATTATTGCTGCTCAGTTAAGAGAAGCTATCGATGCTGAAGAAGACCCTAATGTTAAAGAAGGTCTACAGCTAGAGTTAGACAAGTGGCTATCCGGTGGCCCTACAGAATATCAGACTGTTCCCAGTGGCCCACCTCCTCCAGATGTAACTGGAGACTTTGACGTTACCGATGCAGTATCTTGGGTTGCCCGTCTAACAGACTATTTTAAGGAGCAACCTGCTTCTGATTTAGATATTGAGCCTACAGATCCTTTAGCTGATGACTTCCCTGAAGTACCGCTTACAGGTGGCCCTGTAGCCTTTGACCCTGTAGAACCTATAGAGCCTGTAGAGCCTGTAGAAGAACCTGTAGAGCCTGTAGAAGACCCAACAGGCGGAGCAGCAGAAACAGGTGTAGGAGCCGGAGATACAGGAACAGGAGGTGGTGAAGGCACTGGAGAAGGCACTGGTACTGGTGCAGGAGTGGGTGCTGGGTTAGGCGCAGGTCTTACTTTAGGGCTTGCATCAGGAATGTTAAAACCCCAAGCAGTTACTGACACTTTGTTCAAAGATATACCATTTAAGAGAAACTACCAAGCTCCTGAAATAATAGGCGCTATTGAAGATCTACCCACGTATAAAGCCCCTCAAGTTGGCTTGTTTCAAGGAATTATATAATGAGTACAACTTATTTATCATTAGTCAACAGTGTCCTTAGACGATTGAGAGAAGACGAAGTATCTGGTGTAACTAACACAGCTTACTCTAAGATGGTAGGTGACTTTGTAAACGATGCAAAGACACAAGTAGAGAACGCCCATGACTGGTCTACTCTAAGGACTACAGTAGTTGTGCCCACAGTTGAAGGAACTACAGAATATAGCCTTACAAATGCAGGAGAACGTGTTAAAATATATAGCGTTATTAACGATACTTCTAATTTCTTTATTAATTACCAAACACCTACATGGATTAACAACGCAGTCTATAACGCTGGGTCTATCAGCGGCTCTCCTGAATACTACACCTACTCAGGAGTAGATAGCTCAGACGATACTAAAGTTAGAGTTTACCCTAATCCTGATGGTGTATATTCATTACGTTTTGATTTAATAGCGAGGGAAAGCGACCTATCTAATGATGCAGACGAAACTGTATTACCTGCTAATCCTATCATTCATATCTCAGTTGCTTTACTCGCAAGAGAAAGAGGAGAGACTGGCGGCACGACTGCACAAGACTACTTTGCCATTGCAGACCGTCATTTATCAGACGCAATTGCGCTAGACGCTTACAAGAATCCAGAAGAATTTATTTGGCAACCTAAGTAATGGCTCAGCAAAGACAAAACATCTACATAGGCGCTCCGGGGTTTCGTGGGTTAAACACTCAAGATTCTCCTGTGGGTCAAGATCCTTCCTTTGCTTCTATTGCAGAAAATGCAGTCATTGACAAGTTTGGTCGTATTGCGGCGCGTAAGGGTATAAATAAGCTCACTAGCTCAGCAACGCCACTAGGGTCTAGTATAGGTGTAGAAACTATCTTTGAGTTTGTAGACTATAGCGGAGACAAAGTTGTTTTCTCTACGGGCAATAGTAAGATATTCACAGGCACCACTACACTAACTGATATTACTCCGGGCAGCTACACAGTATCTGCAAACAACTGGAAGATTATAAACTTTGCTGACCATGCTTACTTTTGGCAGCGAGGACAAGAGCCGCTAATATACACCGATGAGTCAGGTTCCGGCGTACTTCAAAAGTTTAGCGACCATGCCCACGCTACAGGTACACCACCACAGGCTAACGAAGCATTAGCTGCCTTTGGTCGTGTATGGGCTGCTGACGTTACAGGCAACAAGCACACACTGTACTGGTCAAACTCTTTAGCAGGTCATGAGTGGACAGGTGGTAGTTCAGGTAGCTTAGACATCACTACAGTCTGGCCTACAGGACATGATGAGATTGTAGCACTAGCGGAGTTTAATGACTTTCTAGTTATCTTTGGTAAGCGTAGCATACTATTATACCAAGGTGCTTCATCACCATCCAGCATGACACTATCTGATACTATCACTGGTATCGGATGTATCGCTAGAGACAGCGTACAGAGCAACGGTACAGACCTTATATTCTTGTCTGACTCTGGTTTACGCAGCTTAGGTAGAGTTATCCAAGAGAAGTCTAATCCTATTGGTAACGTATCCAAGAATGTACGTGACACTATGATGCAGTCTGTAAACGCACAGACAGGTAACATTAAGTCAGTGTACAGTCCAGAAGAAGCCTTCTATCTATTGTTCTTACCTTCCTCCTCGGAAGTCTATTGCTTTGATATGCGTGGTACGTTAGAAGATGGCAGTTACAGGGCGACCACTTGGGAAGGCAACGCTTTACTGTGTGGCGAGAGAGCCGAAGACGGTACATTGTACTTTGGTAACTTAGTAGGTGTCAACGACTACAGTGATTACTTGGATGATGCTGATACGTACACATTCAAATACTTTACAAATCCACTGTCCTTTGGCGACCCCTCGAAAGTTAAGATGCTCAAAGAGATTAACTTTACAATAATAGGCGGTTCAGGTAGTGAGATAGTAGGCAACTGGGCTTACGACTACACTGAAGGTTATAGTAAGCAAGCATTCACTGTTGCTACTAGCCTTATCGCAGAGTACGGAATATCTGAGTACAACGTAAGTACGTCAGAGTACAGTGCTACGATTGTTATTGACGTTGCTAGACTTAAAGCAACAGGGTCAGGCAAAGTAGCCACCATAGGCATAGAAGCAACAATAGACCAACGGGCCTTGTCAATACAAGAGCTAAATACTGAAGCAGTTATAGGCAGACTTATATAATGACTGATTATACAAAAACAACTAACTTTGCAGCAAAGGACTCCTTACCTTCAGGCGATGCTAACAAGATTGTCAAAGGCACTGAGATTGATACAGAGTTTAATAACATTGCAACAGCGTCAGCGACTAAGGCAAACATTGCTAGTCCTACGTTTACTGGCACAGTAACTATACCCACAGCAGACATCAATGGTGGTGCTGTAGACGCTACGACTATAGGAGCATCTAGTGCTTCAAGTATCGTAGGCACAACCATTGTAGCAAACACCAGCATCAACATTGCAGGTGATGGCGCTACTGTAACTGGCATTAAAGATGAAGATGATATGTCTTCCAATAGTGCCACCAAACTAGCTACTCAACAGTCCATCAAAGCATACGTTGACAGCCAAGTAACCGCACAGGACTTAGATGTTACTGACGGCTCATCAAGCATTGACATTGACTTAGATAGTGAGTCTCTGGGAATTCTAGGCGGCACAGGGCTATCTTCTACTGCATCAGGTACAAGTGTAACCCTTGCAATAGATAGCACCGTAGCGACGCTTACAGGCTCTCAGACGCTGACTAATAAGACGCTTACTGCTCCTACTCTTACAGGTACAGCAGTAGTAGCTTCTTTGGACATCTCAGGCGACGTAGATGTTGACGGTACGTTGGAAACTGACGCACTGTCTATCAACGGCACTACAGTAACCAGCACAGCCGCTGAGCTTAACATTCTGGACGGAGTAACGTCTACTGCCGCTGAGCTTAATATACTAGATGGTAAAGCATTTCTTGATGAAGACAATATGGCATCTAACAGTGCTACAGGTATTGCTTCTCAGCAGTCCATCAAAGCCTATGTAGACTCACAGGTAACTGCACAGGACTTAGACGTTACTGATGGTTCTGCATCTATTGATATTGACCTTGACTCAGAGTCTTTAGGTATCCTTGGTGGTACAGGTATTGACTCTGCTGCATCAGGTACTGGAGTAACATTGTCTATTGACAGCACTGTTGCTACGTTAACTGGCACACAGACTCTTACGAATAAGACATTGACTGCTCCTACGCTAACAGGAACGGCTGTAGTGGCTTCTCTGGACATCTCTGGTGATGTAGATGTTGATGGTACTTTAGAAACTGATGCGCTATCTATTAACAGCACAACGGTTACCTCTACGGCAGCAGAGTTAAACATCCTAGATGGTGTGACTGCTACCACTGCTGAACTTAACTATGTGGACGGCGTAACGTCTGCCATACAGACCCAGATAGATGCTAAGGCACCTATTGCTAATCCAACGTTCACCGGCAGCTTCACAAGCCCCGGTATTGACGATAACGCAGATGCCATAGCTATCACGATTGATAGTTCAGAAAATGTGGGCATCGGGACTAGCGGCCCCTTAGATAAATTGGACGTTGCGGGTAATCTTAGAATTTCTGATGGTGCGCTTGTTTTTGACAAGCCGACTGTTTATGGGTTTAGGTTTCTACATAACGATGCTGGCAACGATTTGTCAATCCAACAGGGAGACGTAAACAACGCTAATTACGTGACTCGCCTTAATATCGGCAGCAGCGGCAACGTGGGCATCGGCACCTCTACAACTACGGGTAATAGCGGTCACTCAAATATATTTTTGGGCGGCACTGCGAACATCTATGCTGATTCAGCGGCAACTGCTGATGCTTCATTAAGCATTAGTCAAAA